ACGTGATCCTGAGTTGGCACCTGCTTTGGAAATTTCAGATAAAACTATTAGAGAAAAATATGAAAATGTTTATAAACAAACCGCCTTTTATATAAGACTTGTGAATCCCGAATGTTAAAATAGAACTTCTAAACTTATAAAGTGTCTAAACTTATAAAGTATTAATAAAAATAGTGATTGATTATCCAAAGCGTCAAGATGAATGATAAAAATTTTTTATATATTAAAAATGAACATATAACACAAGCAAAACAAAAAAATTTTAAGGTAATATAATGTTATAATTTTTAAGTTACATTTTTTAAGTTAATATAATGGTATAAATTTTATTTGTATGTTATCATTTTAATTTTCTTCTTCCTCATCGAGGTTATTATTAACTTCTGATATAAATTCATCATCATCATCATCAGTATCAAGATCATCGGCTATCTCAACATACTTGTTGTCTTGCCAAATTATTTTGCGACTATTAAATAATCTGTTCATATTTATAATTTCAGGTTTTTCTGTTTCAGATGTAAACAATTTTAAAATTTGTTCATCATCGCGAAATCTAACAGTATAAGTTTGTTGAATATTATTTCTCCCAATACGTCCCATTGCTTGAATAACTTTTTCTTGTGTTAAATCCAAATCTTTGCTAAGGAAGCCATGACAGAATTGATAATTTGTTCCATAAATATAATCACTTGTAGCAATAATCATAAATAATTTTTGCTCATCAGCAAGTTTTTTCATAATTTCAGTGTAGGTAATATTTTCATGATTAATAAATACTCCTATTCCCATCATTAAAAGTACCTTCCATGTATTATCAACACCATTTAATGCCATTATATCAGAGACAACATTTTCGTCTATATGACTTGTAAAGACATTTTGTGTATCTAGACCTTGAGCCCATTTATCTTGGTGCATTTTTCTATTAGGAATAAACGCATCATTTAATGTTGCCGATTTAATCATAGACCTTAATTCATTAATTTGCTGAGTTAATTTTGAAATGCTTCCTCTGTTTAGTAACTCTTCTGGGACATCTCTACTAATCTTTTTACTATCCTTACTAGATTTATTTCTTCCATAATTTTTGTGAGATCCAGGTGTAGATTTAACTTCATTTTTAATTTTTTTTTCAGCTTCATCTTTAATAATTTCAACTTCTGTTTCCAATGTAAATAATTTTTCATTGATAAAATTATTATATTCAATTTTTTTCATTATTTCGTCCATAACTAAAATAGGAATATTTGCTTGTTGAATACAAAATTTAGAAATTTTTTCAATATCATTTGAAATTAATATAGTCGGACCATCCGTTAATGTATAAGAATCTTTAGTAGTAAAGTAAACTCCAGATGTTCCAGACTTAATAACAGGGTGAGTTAGTTGTTCGCTTGCTAGCTTGGTTATTTTTGCCCCCTCCAATGATGTGTGAGAACTATACGTTGAACCTGACCCAACACTTCGCAACTTTAGAATTTTATTTCCTTTTGGATCAATTGTTTCATTTTCTAATATCCTAGGCATTCTTTTTATTTGAAAGTGTGAATAAACATAACCCCAATCTTTTTCTATAATATTTTTAAGAAGAAATACGTAATATCTTTTAATTTTTGTCATATTTAAATCATTTAATGTTTCAAAATGTCTTTCAATTCGCGTTCTATTGTTACCGTAATTATTATAATTTACAAAAGTAATAAAATCAACAACTTCTTTTAAATCAAAATATCTTAATAGAGTTAGATAATTTTCACAGTGTTCCGCAATTTCCTTAGTTCGGTTATAATCTTTATTAAGATAATGAGGCAAGACTACAAAACCATCTTTGTTTATAATTGGAATTGATTTTTTACAATCATGACTAACAATATTAATAATTTCGGCTTCAGGAAATGAGTTTAAGAAATCTGGTATTGTCTCAGTAAGCTCATTAAGCTTAGGTAATGTGGCAGATGATAATACAATATTTGGAATAGCATTTTTCTTCCAATTTTTTCTAATTGTTGTATGGAATTCGTGTTCATTGTAGTCCATTGTAATTGTAGGTTCATCCCAATACATTATTATATTTTCTGCTTTAAAGTGAGCAAGCATGTAATACATCGCTGGCAAGTAAGATTTTATATCACAAATCATAATTTCAACATTATCGCCAACGCTATTATCAACTTTACCAATTCCGCCAGTTCGCCTATTTTTAGTAAAGACCTTAGCCGCGAAATAATGTAATCTAACATCATCTGCACAACTACACCCAAACGCAAAGGCAACTTTTTTTTTAACAGAAATTGCGGATCTGGCTAATGCTAGACCAACGTGTCTCGCAGCACAGACAAATATTATCTTGTGTCCCTCAGATAACGCAATAGGTGATAGTGTTTTTCCTGTTCCAGTAGGAGCCATATATAAAACCATTTTAGAGTTATGTGATTTACATGCCGTAAATATATCTTTTTGATGCTCATACAAAGTTAAATCTCCATATTTAAGAATATTTTGGTTTTTTTCTATAAATTCAACCGCATTTTCAATTATATTTGAAATATTTATTTGTTCTTCAAATACTCTGAGAACGATATCTACTAAATTTTTTATGTGGATGTTAAGTTTATTAATATTATTATTAATTAATTTATAAAGCGTGAAATAATGATAATGAAATAACTTACTGTTATTACTATTTTTATTTTCTAAAAGTTTTTCTATATTAGTTAATAGAGTGTTTTCATAAATGTCTTGAGTAACCAATGTTTTATCATCAAATCTCTCTAATCTAAGTCTATCAAGAGAATTCAATTTTATATCACTTTCAATTCGCATAGCTTTATACGATGAGTCTAGTTTTTTTAACTCATTTTCAATCAGTATAGCTCTTTCTCTAAAATATTTATTAAACAAATAACTTTCCATTTTTTCTGTGAATTCTATCTTTAGATACGAAAAGATAGAATTATTATTATTAATTCTAATATTAACGTCATGATACCCACGAACGATCATATTTAATATATCCATCTCATTTTTTGCTACAGGAACCTCAATAGAATCCCATTCAGACTTGTTAAGTTTACGTTGCTTTAAATCCATTTTTGGTTGCTTATCCGTTATTTATATCATTGTATTTAAATACATTTTATATCAATTTTTTTTAAAATTGATATAAAATAATATAAATAAATAAACTGTATTATACTATAAATACAATGTCGGTTAATTATACTATTGTTTCTATCGAGGGGAATATTGGTTCAGGTAAATCAACATTGTTATCAAATTTACGTAAACATTATGAAAATAGTTCCAATGTTGTATTTTTGAAGGAACCTGTTGATGAATGGGAAAAAATTGTAGATGAAAACGGTGAAACAATTTTGAAAAAATTCTATGCGGATCAGGAAAAATACTCGTTTCCTTTCCAAATGATGGCGTATGTTTCAAGACTAAAAGTATTACACGATACTTTAAAAACTATTAAAAATGACAATGAGAATAGAAATATTATAATTATTACAGAGAGAAGTTTGTATACTGATAAAATGGTTTTTGCGAAAATGCTTTATGATAGTAAAAAAATAGAACATGTTAATTATCAGATTTATTTGAATTGGTTTGACACATTTTCATACGAATATCCTGTTAATAAAGTAGTTTATGTAAAAACATCGCCTGATATATGCTATCAAAGAATAATAAAACGTTCAAGAACTGGAGAAGACAATATTCCATTAGAGTATCTAATTAGTTGTTCTAATTATCATGATAATATGTTAAATAAAGAAAACAAAGAGTGTATATGTTTAAATCAACTTACTTTGGATGGAAATGTTGATATTTACGAACATAAAAATCAAGTCAAGGAATGGATTGATAAAATTCACAAATTTGCTATAAATTAAAATAATTAAATAATGAATCCGCCAACGCATGAAGATTTAATGTTATATATTTAAATCGATTATAACTGGATAATGGTCTGAATTATATGTATCGCAATATTCGCTATAACCATGATAAAAATATACATCTAAAATTTTATTTTTAATTCCAGATGTAACTAATACATGGTCAATCATAGAATAGTCCTTATCTGATTGTGTATTACAGTTATTATCAGAATCGTACCAATCACTATATCTTTCACTCTGTTTTACATTTTCAGCAACACTAGTTAATTCATATTTTCCTTTATATTCACCAAAGGCGCCCTTAAGAATACTTAAAACTTGTGAAGTAGGCTTATTACTATTCACATCTAAAACTACGCCATCAAAGTCATTTAAATCTCCAATAAGGATGACTTCGTATCCTTTTGAAATGTAATTATAAATAATTGGTTGTAAAACAGAAGCCTGACCTTCTCTCTGAGCACATCTAGAAGAATCAGTTGGAATCGCTACGAAATGTGCTCCAATAAGGGCAATATTCATATTGCTTAATTTAAATTCAGTAATATAATGTTTACTCACTCCTGTAGAACCTGTACCAGTATATCCACATGAGGAACCATAAATAGGATAATCATATCTATCTTCTGTTCTATATAAACTAACGACAGGGTCTACACGAGTTAACATACCAACATTTTGACCAGTGCTTGTATCAGTACCCTTTTTTAAGTAAGGCATATAGGTATCATCATTTAATGAACTTTTTAACATGTTAAGTTCATCACACCCTTCAATTTCACAAAAATTAATAATATCTGGATTTAAATCATGAATTACTTTTGAAACATAAGATAAATGTATTTCGGCAGCAGAAACATTTTTCCACGTACATCCATTTCCAGGACAATCTATAGTACTATAATAATCAATAAATAACCATTCTACATTATATTGAACAAGACGTAATTTACTTTTATCACTACGTCTATCACCAATACTTGTAACAAGAGGACATTCAGTATCAGACAAAACTATATTAGCAAATAAAGAAAAAAGTAAGAACCATTGTATCATTCTTTATATTACTTTACAAAATATATTTAATATATAATAAAATTGAACGAAAATAAAAAATTATTATATAAATAATATAATATCAGTGACGATGTTTCCAAAAATTAATAAACCTTTAAAAAATGAAGCTGCGATTTATCCAGAAACAAATTTTGTTATGAATTTTGATGGTTGTAGCAAAGGGAATCCAGGATTATCTGGTGCAGGAGCTGTTATTTATTGTTTCGGCGATGAAATTTGGAGTAGTAGTATGTTTGTAGGTAAAAATGCAACAAATAATCAATCTGAATATACTGGATTAATATTTGGACTTCAAAAAGCAATAGATATGAATATAAAAACCTTATTAGTTAAAGGTGACAGTCTATTAGTTATTAATCAAATGACAGGAATATATAAATGTAATTCCGAAAACATAACTGAATTATATAAAAAAGCTAAAGAACTTGAAAAAATGTTTGACAATATATATTATTCTCATGTTTTAAGAAAATACAATAAAAGAGCTGATGAATTATCGAATGATGCTATTAAAGATTATATTCTTCCCGTTGTTGACATACCACATGATTATACTGGGGATGATAATAATAATATAGTTCGTAATATTTATATCTCAGAATGACGAAAAGAAAATCACGAAAGAATGTTTAGAAATTTATTAAAAACATAGTTATAAGATATATAAATCATAATTGTGTTTTGTCTCATTTTTCTTTCCGGGCGGCGTAATAATAGATTTAAAATTTAATACTCCAATAATTGAACATTTAACACTTTTTGCGGTTTATATTTTAAAATATCTAACTCCCTTTTTGTTGTTGGAAATTCGCCTGACCCATAAATATCTTGTAACATTAACCATTCAAATAATCCACCAGGATAAATATATATATTATAAAACCCTAAAGAATTTAGCTGGTTATATTTAGTGAATATTTTTTCATCGTTACAATTTCGCCCATATATTATTATTTTAACCTGTTTATTACCAGTTTTAATTAACTGATTAATTAATTCTACCTCTTTATTAATATTTATTGTAGTTGGTATTAAACAATATTGTTCATCTTCATTTAATGTATTAATTAATATATGTAATTCAGAATTTTTTATAACATGCTGAATATCTTCGAAATTTATTTTTTGAGACGACTGAGAATTACCCATACATATTTAATTATTAAATTTTTAAATAATTACCCAGTTAATATAAAATTAAAAATTAAAATATGTAAATTTTTAATTTTATACCTTTAAATATATATTATATTATTATATAAATGTCGTATGCTAGACAAATATATGTAAACACGTCATTTTACTCTAAAAATAATTGTTTACCTTGTGAAAATGAAACTAATTTTGAGTCATTATTTACAGACAATCCAGAGATAATAACTTATAAAAAACAAATAACATATATAGAACCTGCCTTAGATAATAATGATGATGATGAAGATAATGATGACCAAGATATTAGAACTTATAAATTACAAGCAAATGATAGTATACCAAATGGGTCTTTAAAAATCATAGTAAATAATATAGATATAATTAATCCTAATGATTCATGGGTAACTTTAAGAACAGAAAATGATGACAGTTTTTTATTACATAATAAAAAATATACAACATATACATTTCTTTATTTAGGTGATGATTTACATTTATTATGGAATAAATCATTGTTATGTTGGTCAGTATTAAAATATAATGGATTATTTAAATAATTTTTTATAGTCTAAGTTAATTTTTTTGTGAAATTAATAATAATAGTAAATATTATAATGTCCTCCATACTTGAAAAAATCCAAGATGCTCTGCCATCAGGCGGTGTTCCCGCTAATGGTTTGTTTGACCCAAGTGTAAATCTCGTCCCTGACACATTTAATACTACTAATACTGCTGTTGCCGTCTCACCTTTTAATAATACATTAATTGGCGATGCTTCATACAATTTAGTTGGTTCACCAAGTAGACCTTATTTACCAATTGCGCTTCCAGCATATATTCCTACTCTTTATAAAAATGTTTATCATATTCAAACAAATTTGAAGAATGTAATTGACCCGCTTAATACAGTGGATAATCGCGAATACCCTACTAATTATGCTGTTAAAAAATATGTAGAGACCGCTAGTGTTGAATTTTTGGACCCTAGTAGTGTTGGTGCGGCATTACAAATATCAACTGTAATATCAACGTCTTTTATTTCGGCAAATGATGTGGTGGGACCAAACGTCGACCTTGTTACTGATAATGGCGTTAACACATACACGACAAGCTACAAGTTTGATGATATTGAAGATTTTAGGCATGGCGCGGAAAAAACAATTATTTGTCAATCCAAATTAGGAGAAATAGATGCTGCTAATACATATGCATTAAAGATTGTATTACAAGGACCGAATGTTTTTCTAGTGCAGGGTACTCTTTATAAGACTTACGAATTCATTGTTCAAAGTGAGACTTTAAATTTGTATCAATATCAACAAACGGGTACTCGTAAACTACCTGGTTTACCTTTTATAGCAACTTTTACAGGTAATATTTTTATTGTTCCGAGTTTTCTAGGACAATTTTCTGATGAAGTAACCGCCCCCATCAATGCTTAATCAGTAAACATCAATATATTACGTCTTGATATAGTCAATTTATTGACACGATAAAATTGTAATATTCTTTTAATGTATATGACGTTAAAAATAAAATAATTATAATATTAAAAATTTTTAATTTTAATTATTATATGGAAAATATAGATCTATATATAGAAAATTATACTTTTAATGATAATTTAAAATTAATTTATCTGAGGAAGAATATTAACTTCTATAAAAATAAAATTATTGGACATTGATACAATAAAATATGATTTAATTTATTGTATTTATAATTCCAATAAAGAAGCAACTATAGTGGAATATTCACAAAACCAACGAAGAAAAGTAACTATTCATTTTTCATTAACTTAGTTAAGATGTATTAAATAATTTTTGTCCCAAATAAAATCTTCAATTGAAAATCTCCATTTTTATAATGAAAAAATAAAAAACTAATTAATCCAACTATAACATCTATTAATAAGTATATCCATGATCTATTATTGCCTATTATAGCATTATAAGCAAATAAAAAATACAATAATGAATGGATTGGTCTTAAATCGTTCCACCATATTTTCTCTCCAAAAACTTCCGCGCCAGTTTTTCTTGAACCTGTTAAATAAATATAAATAAATCCTAACGCAGGCAATAAAGCTAAATAACCTAGTAATGGTAAATATTTTTGTCCAGCATTTTTAGCAACATACACAAACAAAGTTCTAGTTCCAATACAACCTATTAAAAACAATAAAAATCGTTTCTGAATATCGTTCATCTTATATTAGATAAATATTAAATCTAATTATAATGACAGGCATTTTTATCAAATATCCAATGATAGTTATTTACGTGAACTTGTGTTAATATTCTTCTTCTTAGAGCAGGCGCAGAAATTTTTACATCCTTTGCCGCATCTGATATATTTTTGAAAAGTGTTTTTTCTCCATTTACACAAGATATTTTGATTACTGGTTGTTCAGCAAATTGTTCTTCTTTTGATATACCAGAATATCTCCAGAGAAAACCTTTACAAATGCGATTTTCTCTCAAAGCTGTGCCAATAGCAGTCCCTGTTGTTAACCCAAGAGATCTTCCTGCGGCTTCAATGCTTTCATATGTTTTAATAACTTCTCCTGTATCTTTATTTATTTGGTCGATTGATCTCTTTGCTTTTCTTACAATAGGAACTTCAGGATTATTTTCTTCATCAATATTAATTTTTATATTATTTGAAAATGTTTCTGATAACATATCTAAATCTTTTGATTGTTTAATTAATATCTCTTCTAATTTAACCGACACGTTAATTATTTTCATAATATTATCAATAGAAGATTCAAACTTATTTTGTCCAAGAGAAACACAATTTTGTTTTAATACAAACATCATATTTTTTTCAGATAAAGGATATGAACATTTCTCTTGGCATACCATTTTTCCGTTAGGATATAAATCTTTTAAATTATTATTTACTGTTTCAAAATCTTTTTGCCGTGAAATAGAACAAACAAACCGCATGTCTTCATATTGATACGCATATAAATAATATCCATATTTACAAATAGCATAATTACTAGCTATTTTTGATTTAATTTCATCTGTTATGTCATATTCTAGTTTATTTATTTTTTTATCACTTTTTTCTATTATTTTATTTTTGTCTTCTAATTCATGTTTTAATTTATAAATTTCATTTTGTAATTCATCATTCTTCTTTAGTAATAGATTGTAATTTTCAACATTATATTCATTTTCTTTAATAATATCTTTAATAAATTGTTCTACCTTTTCAAGTGTATACTCTTCATTATCTAGCGCAATTAATTCTCTATATGCTATATCATTAATAGTAATTATTCTTAAACGATTTTTTAATAATAAATGTTTTTTAATACAGTTTTCAATTTCAATCTTATTTTTTACTTTAAAAGCAGCATATAATCTAAAATTGTCATATGTTTTTTTGTGTATTTTAATTCTTTCATTTAGATTATTACTTTGCCCAAATTTAATTACAGTCTCTTGATACATTTTACTATTTGGTTTACCAAATGTTTTGTTATCAACTAATCCAATATAAATACATTGTGTGTTTAATGGAAATTGTTCCAATATAGTTTTTTCTTTTAAATCTTCTTTTTCTTTTTCAACATTTTCTAATTGTTCATTTTTTTGTGTTAACTGTATCTTTAATTCATTACATTCTTCATATATAGTTTCTTGTAATATATCTTCAAGTTTCATAAAATAATCGTGAATATCATCTGCTTTTTTTGTTCCAGATTTTAAACACATTAACTTAAATGTTTTAATATTTAACAATACCTTTTTAATATTATGACCACCCCTTCCTTTTTTTTGGTTCTCTTTTGGGAGGACCAAACAATTTTGACACGAATCGTCATTTGAAAATTTTATATAATCCTTATTTAATATGAAATTATTTTCTAAAAGTCGTTCAGCATTATATTTTTGATTAAAACCAATCCATTTCCAAATATTATCTAAATCAATAACAAAATCATTAATAGGATGATGATTTAAATAACAATAAAAACTTGATAAAAACATTTGTTGTTCAAAATCTGTAAAATTAGTCTTAATTTTTGTTAAAAATTTAACATTATAATCATTTGATAACTTTGTTATCGGGTTGTTTTCAATTAGTTTAACAATATCTAGTTGTTCCATTTCAATTTCAATTATAATTATATAATAGTTATATCTTTAAGTTGTTTATTTTGTTTTTACTTTTAAAATTAAAAACAAAAATGTTAATTAAATTGGACAACAATTTCAACATCTTCTTTTTTAATGCTTTTTGTAGCGGAAATTGATAGCTCCTCTCTCTTTTTACGTGTTTTAGCATTATCTGTAATAGTTTCTTTTCTTTTGGAAGTGCTGTTACGGTTATTCATGTCCTTTTCAATTGTATCATAATTTTCTTCAATGTATTCAATAACCTTATTTTCAATTGCCCACTTAAAGAAGTTCAATTGTCCGATAGTGGTCTCAATACATGTTCCATTTTTATATGGTATGCTGATCCTATCCCAGCGACAAAAGGGGTCAAATCTTTTCTTACTGTAAGCCTTTAATTTAAGTTTATAATCAAAATAAACCTTAAATCTAACTGTATTTCCATTAATGTCTGGGAAGGTATATAATGTATAATTCTTTTTAGCATAATTAGTCGCAAACCAATCAACAATCCGAAGAGAGATTTTTGATTCGCCTGTAATAATTTTTAACATTCTGCTAAGATATTTTTCATTCTTATAAAAATCCATTAGATTATTTAGCAATAATTCATTCTGCGTTGTATAATTTAAACTTACACTCATTATGTTAAAATCCTAACAAATTATTTAAGTTGTTTATTAGAAAAAACATATAATAAAATTCAATTAAAGTTTATTATATTTTATTAAATTTTATTATATTTTATTATATTTTATTAAATTTTAAAAACTTTTTATAATATAAATGTCCGATTTTATGACAACTTACTTTGGTCCTTTAGACAAGCAATCTTGTGTGTATTTTTTATTATTGTCAATGATATTCTTTGCCGTTTTAATTTTTACAATATTAAGTGAAGCAGTGTTTATAATTAAAAATTTCGAAAAAATAAATTTTAGAACTGTTTCAACTGGTGTTTTATTAATATTCAATTCTTTTATTGCTTATTTTGTTAACCGTTTATTATACACAATGTGTTCTAAATCATTAGCTTAATTATATTCACTTTGTGATGCTTTTGTTGAACCTTGGGTCGTATTAATTGGTTTTAAAAACTGGTCTCTAATGCCTATATCATTAACGTAATTAGTCTCACCTAAAAAGGGATTAAAACCAATTTGTTGTACTAAACCTCTATCAGATATTTTAGAATCAAGTTCTTCTCTCTTATTAGATACTTTAAACCCTGAACCAGAGAGAGATTGATTCAAAATATCCCATGTATTTTCATCATGATTTAGTGACGTTGTATACGCAGATGATTCTATTTCTTTACTAAATTTTTCATTTTCACATTCTTCTACATGTTTAAGTCGACGAGACCTTTCATATGGTTCTCCTTTTGTCCATTTCCACTCCATATTAATAATATTTAAAGAGGTATTAATTATTATTAATAAACTTAATTATCTTGTTTTATAATATTTAATTGTTTCGTAAATAAAAATTTTTCATCAGTTCTTCTTCTTCTCTTTAAATTACATTCTAAACATGCTAAATGATAATTATCAATATCATGACCTAAATCATTATTAATTCTGTCAACAGACCATTGAGTCATTTCTCTCGATATATCATATAAAACATTCATTTCTTTTTTACAATAACGACATTTTAACTCACACTCAATCATTTTATTAATAACAGATTCAAACGTTAAAAAATCATTTTCATTGAAATGTTTTTTAATTATATCTTGGTGTTTATATCCATTTAATTTCTTATTAATCTGTTGAATTGCTATTTTTGAAACATCGTCTACATGATTAAAATTATTTTTTAAAATGCATTGAATCATGTTTAATTGATTTTCATATTTATAATGTTCTTCAGAAAAAGTCCACTTTTCTGTTTCAATACGTTTTTTTTTCTCCTTATCATAACATTTTTTAGTTAATTTTTTCATTTCATATCTATTAGATGTGCCAGTTATATTTATTTTTTTTGTTTCTAGAGAATTTGTTTCAGACATATATGTAATAATGTATATTTATATAATTATTTTTAAACTGATATAAATATTCTTCAATAAATATATATATTATGAAACAAGGTTAAAATTAACACTATATATTAATGTATATAATGGAAGAAAATACAAACACTGATATAACTCTTGTTGAGTGTCAAGAGTTAAAGAATATTAAATATAAAACAATGTTATTGAATGGAGCGCCATTGTATGAAACTAAATCTTCAAATGATATTTTTAATCTTGAAAAATTTCTTGAGGATGAAAAAATAAATAATAGCAATGAACCTTGGTGTAAACTAAATAAAACAATAAAGACAAAGAAATTGTTAGAGTATGTTGAAATTTATAAAAAAGATAAAAATCTTAATGAAAATGAAGAAAAAATACTTATAACATTTTTAAAAGATAGTCTAGATAAAAAGAAATTATCTCGCGTAAAAGATGTTATTTACGATAAAATTAATGGAGTTGTTAAAGAAATACCAGCATTAACTTATACAAAATCTACTAAACATTTTACATTAAAAAACACGGATAAGCGTGTTTCAACATTAAAATCATTATCAATTAAAAAGGTAAATGCAACTATAAGACATAAAGAAATACAACAGAATAATAAAGGTTCTGGTTCTGATTCTGATTCTGATTCTGATGAGAAATAAATTTTTAATATACTTTAATAATTATATTAAAAACATTTAAAGTATAATATATAATATTATGTTTGAAATTGTAAAGTTAAACGATTTAGAAGATCTTGAAGATATAACAGATAAATTAATATTTGAAGATGAACCTTCTATATTTACTCAAGAGTATGCTGTAGAGTTTGTTGAAACAGCATTACATTTAATGGATGATTATATGAACCAATATCCAACAACTATTTCAGAGCCAAATTTTCACGACATTTTATTAGAAGATATAAAGGAGCTTTTTTATGTTCAAATGGAAGAGGAGATTGATAATTTAGATAATGGCGATGATATTGAAGATGATATGAATGACTTGCTTCAAGACGCATTTAATATTTTTATTACTACATTTCACCCTGAAAGATCAAGTGAAGATAACATAATAAATAAAGAAAATAATCAAGAGGAAATAAATGAAATTGAATATAAAATACAATGCTTAAGAGAAATTCCACAACCTACACAAAGATCTCCTGAATGGTATAAATTTCGTTGGAATTTAATTACTGCGAGTAACGCATGGAAAGCATTTGAAACTCAATCATCTATAAATCAACTAATTTATGAAAAATGTCAGCCTCTTAAAACATTTGAAGAAAATGGAGATGATTGCGATATTAAAATGGTTAATACAAATACAGCAATGCATTGGGGACAAAAGTTTGAACCATTATCTGTTATGATTTATGAAGATATGTATAAATCAAAAGTTGAAGATTTTGGTTGTATTCAGCATGATACCTACTATTTTTTGGGTGCTTCACCTGATGGTATTATTATCGAATCATCAACAGGTCGTTATGGAAGAATGCTCGAGATTAAAAATCCTGTAAGTAGAGAAATTACTGGAATACCAAAAAAAGAGTATTGGGTTCAAATGCAATTACAAATGGAAGTTTGTAATCTTGATGAATGCGATTTTTTGGAAACTAAATTTGTTGAATATCCTGATTATGATAGTTATCGAAATGATTCAACAATCGTTTATGATTTAAATGGAGTTGAATCTAAAAGTTATGTAAAAACTACAAATAATTCATACAAAGGAACAATTATATATTTTCATACAAAAGAAAAGAAACCTTTTTATTTATATCAACCATTAAATTTATACTTAGCAGAGGATATAAGCAAATGGGAAGAAGAAAATATTGAAAAATATGAATCCGAACCATTTAATTATACATTTTTAAAATTTATTTACTGGAAACTGGATAAGTTAAGTTGTGTTCTAGTATTAAGAAATAAAGATTGGTTTAAAAATAATATTGGACAATTAGAAAAAGTCTGGAAAACAATTGAAACTGAGCGAGTTACTGGATTTGAGCATAGAGCTCCTACAAAAAAACTTAAAAAAGAACCATTTAAGCCTTTTGTTGAAAAAGAATCACAAGGATGTTTACTTAAATTTAATAAAATAATTAAAATAGATTAACCATTATTTAGGATATTAAAAAAATTATTTATTTAATTATTTATTTAATAAATAATTTTATTTTATACAATTATTGTATAATGGTGCGTCATTCTAGAAAAAATAGAAAAGGCGGTGATAAACTTGATGATATTCAAGTTCAAGTTGATATTATTCAAGAACAACTAAATGACCTAAAAGGTAGTCGTAACTCTATGCCAGAATCTATGCCAGAATCTATGATAGAGTCTATGCCAGAGTCTATGTCAGAGTCTATGCCAGAGTCTATGGTAGAAGAATCTGTTAAGGTTGATAAAAATTGGATTGATGATAAAAACAAAAAATTCAAAGATGGTGCTGGCGGTCGTGTAGCATTAGCATTCGGCAGAATTATTACCCTTATTGATAATAATATTAAAAGGGGAGATATTAAGAAAGAATGGTCTAGAATTAAAGAAAAATTAACTGCTGCTAATAGTGTCGATGAAGTACAAGATGTTATTGACGAAAATAAAGTTAGTTTCGCGTCAAACTATGTTGCTGGAACTAGAAGAAAAAAGAGATATGGTAAAAAGAGAACGCATCGAAGACGTTAAATTTAATATATACAATTTAAAATTATATATTAAAAATTAATACAATATATTTGAAATATCTGTTCTAAATTGTAACAAATTTTTATCAGTTGTAAAATAACCTATGCGCGTTCCTAAATTTGGGTCTACAGGCGGTAATTGTTTAATATAATTTGATCCAATTTTTTTCTCATGATATAAAGCTCCACACATTGAAGCGGGTGTACACCTTCCTACATCAGGATTATTTGGATATCTTATATTATTTGTTATTTGATCATATGAACCTGCTTTAAATGTTGGGTAATGCCACCACATATTAGATGCGGTTTCTTTTGAAATTACATTATTACCAATAACAGGATAAGTATCTTGAACTAACACATTCGTTTGAGCATTTGGGAAATTACCCATTGTTCCAGCTAAAGAATAATTACTATAACCTTCAATATAATTATTTAATTTCAAAAAGAGTAGTAATCCTATAGCTAATACTAAAATAAAAAATAAAAATACAATTTGATTCATATATATATAAATTATATATTTAAATTATATATTTAAATTCTTTAAAAAATCAGTTTAAAACTAAACATTAAATTATATATAATAATGGATACTTCAAGAGAGATGCGTGTAACTAAGCGTGACGGAGAACTACAAGAAGTAGCGTTTGACAAAATTTTAGAGAGAGTAAAAAAGTTGGGTCAAGAAGCAGGAATTCATATTAATTATTCTTCTCTTGTAATGAAAGTTATCGATCAGTTATATGATAAAATTCCAACCGCAAAGATTGACGAACTTGCTGCTGAACAATGTGCGTCTCTTTCAACAAACCATCCGGATTATGCTACACTATCTGCCCGTATTATTATTTCAAACCATCAGAAAAATACTGATAAGGTATTCTCAAATGTTATAAAAAGATTATATGAATTTACTGATATTAAAGGAGAAAATAAATCGCTTGTTTCTCAAAAACTTTGGGATTTTACCGAACGTTATTCTGATCAATTAAATTCCATGATTGATTACGAAAGAGATTATTTGATCGATTATTTTGGGTTTAAAACATTAGAAAGGGCTTATCTTTTTAGAATAAATAATATTATTGTAGAGAGACCACAACATATGTGGATGCGTGTAGCAGTAGGCATTCATGGAAATCTAAATAATGTTGATCAAGTTGAGACCTTAAGATTAGTTAAAGAAACGTATGATCTAATGTCCAATAAATTCTTTACTCATGCTACACCTACACTTTTTAATGCAGGAACACCAAGACCACAAATGAGTTCTTGTTATTTAATAGCAATGGAAGAAGATAGTATTGAAGGAATTTTTAATACATTAAAGGATTGTGCACATATTTCCAAGTGGGCAGGAGGAGTTGGTTTACATATTCATAACATCAGGGCTAAAGGTAGTCATATTCAAGGAACAAATGGAACTTCGAATGGTATAGTTCCAATGTTGAGAGTATTTAATAATACAGCTAGATACGTTGATCAAGGAGGGAACAAAAGAAACGGATCATTTGCTATTTATTTGGAGCCATGGCACGCTGATGTAGAGGATTTCTTAGAATTGAAAAAGAACCACGGCGATGAAGAGTTGAAAGCACGCGACCTCTTTTATGCTTTGTGGATTTCAGACCTTTTTATGGAACGTGTAAGAGATAACACAAAATGGTCATTGGTTTGCCCTCATGAATGTCCTGGACTATCTGACGTATATGGTGATAAATTTAAGACCCTATATGAACAATATGAAAATGATGGTAAGGCAAAAAAGACTGTAAATGCGCGCGATTTATGGTTTAAAATTTTGGATTCTCAGATGGAAACAGGTACGCCATATATTGTTTACAAAGACGCTGCCAATTCTAAATCAAATCAACAAAATCTTGGAACCATTAAAAGTTCAAATTTATGCTCAGAAATAATTCAGTATTCCGATAAAAATGAGACCTCAGTATGTAATCTTGCTTCTATAGGATTGCCTTCTTTTGTTAATGAAGAAACAAAGGAATTTAATTATTCAAAACTTCATGAAGTTACAAAAGTTATAACCAATAACCTAAATCAGGTGATTGATATTAATTTTTACCCAACTGAAAAAACTAAAAATAGTAATTTAAAACATAGACCTATTGGAATAGGGGTTCAAGGTCTTGCTGACACATTTATTCTTATGGATATTCCTTTTCATTCTGAAGCCGCAAAAAATGTAAATAAATTAATTTTCGAAACCATTTATCATGGAGCATTGGAAAAATCAAATGAAATCTCAATTCAACGTAGTATTAAGATTAAGGAATTATTAACAGGAGATAGAAATCATTTGTTAGATTACATTGACAGTTATGAATATGACCTAAATAAACTTACATCCCACGATTTAGTAGGAGCATATAGTTCATTTGAAGGTTCTCCTGCATCCAAAGGTATTTTACAATTTGATATGTGGAATACTTCTCCATCAGAACGTTATGATTGGTCTTCTCTCAAAGAATCTATTATTAAATATGGTTTGCGTAATTCACTTTTAGTTGCTCCAATGCCAACTGCGTCAACATCACAAATCCTTGGGTTCAATGAATGTTTCGAACCATTTACTAGTAACTTATATTCAAGAAGAACCTTGGCTGGAGAGTTTGTTGTCGTAAATAAATATTTAATGAAAGAGCTGATTCAATTAGGACAATGGAATGAACAAATTAAAAATAATATTATTGCTAATAAAGGTTCTGTTCAGCAGTTAACAGTATTGTCAGAACATATTAGAAATAAATATAAGATTGTTTGGGAGATACCAATGAAACATTTAATTGATATGTCAGCTGATAGAGGTGCGTTTATTTGTCAAAGTCAAAGTTTAAATCTCTGGATGGAAGATCCTACTTATAACTCATTAACTTCAATGCATTTCTATTCATGGAAAAAGGGTCTTAAAACAGGAATATATTATTTAAGAAGAAAAGCTAAGCATCAAGCTCAACAATTTACAATTGAACCAGACACGAAACAAACAGAAGAAAAAGATGAAATTTGTGAAATGTGTTCAGCTTAAATATTTTATAAAATGTAAACATTATAGATTTAAATTTTATATAAATTAATAATTAAAATAGGTTTATTTGCTTTGATAATTTTTTAAATTTTCTACATGTTTCATTTAAATCAATATTATATTTTAACTTCATAAAACATCTTAAAGTTACAAGAATATCATTCAATGAATTATGTAGATTATTTGGTATACTTTCAAATAATTTTTGATGTAATTCCAATAAACTTGGAAATTTTACATATTCTCTACCAAATTTATTAGTTGCTTTAATATTACATAAATTTATCGAATCTTTTAATGTACAACATATATTGTTATAATTTGTTAATAAATGAAGATTATATTTGTATACTTTTATATCATTTTTTGAAATATTAAGATTATTTTCATATAATAACCTAAGTAACTCTATCTTGATCATATTTATATCAAATGATACATTATGTCCCACTAATAAATCAACATTTCTTAAATGATAAAAGAACTTTTCTAAAATTACATCTAAATAAATTCCATTTTTTTGTGAAGATTCATTTGTTATGCCATGTATTTTTATTGAATCTTCTGATATAGATATCCCACCTTCTAATTTAACGATTGAATCACTATAATCTTCTATATTATTTAATTCGGTATCATAAATTATATAGCTAAATTGAACAATATGAGGCCACAAATCTAATGTATCAGGATTTATTATTTTTGTTTTTGGAAGACCAGTTGTCTCTGTATCGAATACCATAACTCTCATTATATTCTAATTATAATCTGCTAAAAGGTTTAAGTGTTTGTTAGTTAATTATTTAGTTCAAAAAAAATATGTTTTTATAATTCAATTTTATTTTATAAATTTTAATTAAACAAAACTTTTACATATTCCAAAGCTTCTACGATGCCAGATTGTAATACCATGTGCTTTAATTCCGTCCATATGTCTTTTTGCTCCGTAACCTTTGTTAGAATCAATCCCATAATATTCAGACAATGTCGGATTTTGTTCGCATAATTCGTCGATATATTTGTCTCTTTCAACTTTAGCTAATATAGAAGCAGCCGCAATAGAAGCAAACTTATTATCACCTCCTTCCACTGTTATATGAGGTATAGATTGTATTTTATTTGTCCTCTTGTCTAAGTAAGTAATAGGATTAAAGTAATTACCGTCAATTAATAAACTATAAGAATAATCCTTTCCTTCTTCTTGTCCTTTTTCCTTTAAGGTTTTGTTTAATTGTTTTCTAATCTCCAATATTGAAGTATGCATTGATAATTGAGTAGCTTGCAAAATATTTATTTCATCAATCTTCTTTTCATCTTCAAAGCTTATATACCAAGCTAAAGCATGGTCTTTTACATATTGAGCCGCTTCTTCAATCTTCTTTTTTGAATGAAATTTCTTACTATCCTTAACCATTGAACAATCGAACCTATCATCTTTAGGTAAAATTACAGCTGCTGTATAAACTCTTCCAAATAATGGTCCTCTTCCAACTTCATCAACGCCAACTTCGTATACTTTATCATCTTCATTATAACACTTCTTTAATACAGGCTGACGAACTCTTGGTTTAATTGTTTTTAATTGTTTTTTTGGCAGAATAATGTATTCTTCGTCAGAATCAGAATCGTCAATTATTTTAGCACACTCGTAGTCGGTCATTTTTATTTTATAATTATATTATTTTTATTTAATTCAATTCAATTTTATATATATATATATAGTTACAAACTTTTTTCACTATATAAATTATACAATGAATACTGAAGCATTATTTCTTTTCTTAATTTTATTATTAGGGCTTCTTTTATGTTCCTTTTTAGGAGGTAATTGCGGTAATGAAGGTTTTACTGGAGATTTATCCGGAATAGAATCAACTAAACAAAGTGGTAATAATAATAATAATAATAATAGAATTAACAAAAATAACAATATGTCTACTAATGGAGCGTCAACTAATGGAGCGTCAACTAGTTCAAATGTTTCTTATGATAATTATAATCATTTTAATGGAGAATCTACACAATTAGCTAACGGAACAACATTTTATGGGGAAAATGGAGGTTCTCTTGTTGTAAATACAGATAGCAATGGACAACAAAGTTTACAAGTTACATTAGCAAATGGAGAACAGCCAATGACATTTTCATCTAGCCAACAATCTTCTTATAAAGAAAATTATACTAATTACTATGGAAATAATGGAACCGCTACAACATTTTATGGCCCTAGTGGTGCCACTGCTACAGTGGTTAATGGGGATAATGGACATCAGGCTATAAATGTTCAAACTTCTTCGGGTTCTTACACATACACTCAATCTGGTTCTAATCCCGATAAAACTACTTCTACTCAATATTATGGAAGTACTGGAACTCCTATACAACAAAGTAGCTCCAGTTTAGCATATCAAGGTCCTTATGGTGGAAGCGCTGGTTCTGTAACAGGACCTCAAGGCAATAGTGCTTATTATGCTCAAGGACCTAATGGAAATACTGTTGTTGGCACATCTAACAATAGTTATACAGGTAGCGCGAATTCATATCAAGGCCCTTATGGGGGGAGCGCTGGTTCTGTAACAGGACCTCAAGGCAATAGTGCGTATTACGCTGAAGGACCTAATGGAAATACGGTTGCTGGCACATCTAGTAATGAATATAACGACCAATATTATAACTCATTACCTGATGGCATTTCTAGAAGTCAAATACCTTCTGGCCAAGAAGATTTGTATATTTTGAAATCTCAAGTTGTTCCGCCTGTTTGTCCAGCTTGTCCTGTTGGCGCTGCTTGTCCAAGACAAGAAAAATGTCCTCCGTGTCCAGCATGTGCTAGATGCCCAGAACCTTCATTTGAATGTAAAAAGGTGCCAAACTATAATGCTATTGGAAATGATGGGGTACCAACTCCAGTTTTAAGTGATTTTTCTTCGTTTGGAATGTAAATTAAATTATAATAAATAATGTATCTACATTATACAATAATTTATAATCTATAATCTATAAAACCTAAATGTAACATTTATTCTCGTATCTTAATACATTTTTTATCCATTTGAAATGTAGCAGATTTGTTTTCTTGAGGAACAATGTTAATAATACATTTAGCTTTTTTTCCATATAATGGTTCTGTACAACCCTTTTCTTTTTTTCTTCTAGTGTTTGATTTCTTAAATGTAAATACTTTTGGTTTTTCATCACTACACCTTGACCTAAAATGTTCATATCTTTCTCTAACATCACAATAAGTTAAGTTTGATTTTTTATTTAACATTTTATTTACAGTTTCATGAAGTTCATAAATATATCGTGAGAATGTCTCTCTACTTTTCATATGACACATTTGTAATGGTTTCTTTTTAAAATTATTTGCTAAATTAATTCTACAATACTTACATGGTAACACATTTTTTAAGTTTAAAACAAACTCTCTATAATGTTTTTTATTTTCTTGTGTTGGCTCTACGGGATAATTAAAGCTTATTGTATGAATGAAATGCCACGCAGCAGGACCCCAAATATTAGTCTGCATTCCATCTCCTGAAATATAATCATTTTTAGTAAATGTGTATTTTTTTTTTGTTTTGTTGTGTGTATTTCTATTTTTACGAGTTTGTGTCATTATATATTATTTAAATATAAAAATAATATATATAAAAATTATATGGATTCAAATACCCCATTTAACTTGATAATTTTTACGAATGAAACAAAAAAAGTTTGCTTATGTTCTGCTACTTCAATTTTTTTAATTGTTCTTTTTATAATTAGTCCATTAAGCAACTTTTTTACAACATCTTTGTTGATGAAAATTGTAATACTATTAATTTTGCTATATACTATTTATTTAAATAATAAACAAACGCAATCATTAAGCCACGCTAGTTCAGTTATAAATTCTGAAAAACTTAAGTCACAATTAAAATTAAATATAATATGTAGTTATGTATTTACAATATTCATAGGTTTGTTAGTTATTTTTGTTATCAAAAGTTTTTTCTGATTTAGTTAAAGAGAGAAATGATTTAGAAATAATTTGTTTAACATCCATGATTTTTTTATAGTATAGTTTATCATTTGGGTAATTATATCTTTTAATTTCAATCAACTCGCCTGTATTAGTTCTAAATAACATAAATATATTAATATAATATCTTTATATTGTATTCGTTAAAACAGAATGTTAATTTCTTCTAGAATATATATAAATGGCTACCGCAAAATATATTAACTTTAATCAAAGTTTACCAATTGGAGAAGACTCTACAAGTTTTTTTACAAGAGTTAAAACCGCAGGAAGTAATTTAAATAGCACAACATATATTATTATTGCTGTTGTTATATTATTTGCTCTTGTTGCTGGATTTTATTATTATTATTACATATTGCCTGGAATGAAAGCAAAATATCACCCAAATAGTGAACGCGTTCCAGAGGGTGAAAATGGTAATACAGCCGAGTTATTATTTTTCTACGCAGATTGGTGTCCTCATTGTAAAACAGCTAAGCCAATATGGAATGACTTAACAGTTGAATATGAAAATAAAACAATTAATGGATATAAAGTAGTATTTACTGAAATTAATTGTTCTGAAGAAACCGCTGAAGTTGATAACATGATGAATCGATATAATGTAGAAGGTTATCCAACAATTAAATTATTAAAAGACGGACAAGTAATTGAATATGATGCGAAACCTTCAAAGGACACTCTCATTCAATTCTTGAACACAGTTCTTTAAATTAGAGAGAAAATTGACAGCAGAGTCAGTACCGTTTTTGAATAAGTCCCTTCTAACTTCTATATTACTTAATGCGTTTTTTAAAACATCAAAACTTAAGTATTGAGCATCACAAAATATTTCATTTTTAATTTGTGGTTGAATATTGTATGTGCTTACACTAAATACAGCTTTAAATAAAAAACTCAATAAAAAATCCAACATTGTTGAATCAGAATTTACATTTGCCCTTTCATAACTATATTTATTTTTAAACCCTAGTATTTCATCAGGATTTTTTCCTGATTCAATACAATAATTTAATGGATAATTACACGACATTCCTCCATCAATATAGCATTTATTATCAACACATACTGGCGTCATTAAAACAGGTAACCCACAAGTCATTTGTATAGCTGTCATAAGAGATAACTTTGGATGTGTCAAATAAGAAATATCATCTACTTTGTATTCATTAATTTCAAACGAATATAAATGTAATTCTATGTTAGATAACTTATAAAAATCTTCTAAATTTATATTCATTGGAATATCCTTAGCATCAAGCAGAGGCTTAAAACATTTTTCGATAGTTTTTATATCATAAATGCCTTTTTTTGTGTATGCATCAAAAATATTTTGAACTTTAATAGGAAATACATCATGCCATGGACGTTTAATAATATAATCATTTATGGTTTCCCAATCAAATTTAAGGCAAATTAAAACTCCAACTATTGCGCCAGCAGATGTTCCATAAATAGATTCAATGTTTTTCATATCAACAATTTCATTTTTTTCAAGATGTTGAATAGCACCAATCACTTGTATCATTATTGGACCTCCTCCAGAAATAACTAAGTGTTTAATTGTCATTGTTTTAAGATTTAAAATTATCTTTATGCTATTGTTATTATTATTAAAATTAAATAATATAGATTATATTATTTAATTTTTTTCTAAATTGTATTTAAATGGCAAATATATTTACATTGGAAAATATAGACGACTTCTCAGAAAATGTCAACATAGACGAATTATATGAAAAAAAACGAAAACAAGATTTAAACAAATTAGAATTGTTTAATAAAATTTTGAATAGAATCCATGTTAAAATTAAAACAGTGTCGCGACAAAAGGTAGACGAACAAGCTTGTTGGTTTTTGGTACCAGAAACAATAATTGGTGTCCCTAGATATGATCAAGCAGGATGTATAGCATATTTAATTAGTAAACTACAAACAAATGGGTTTAACATAAAATATATTCACCCTAATTTACTTTTTATATCATGGAATCATTGGGTACCTTCATATGTTAGAACAGAAATAAAAAAGAAAACTGGTATAAATCTTAATGAATATGGTCAAAAAATAGAAGAAAATAACGATAATGAAATTAAAGCTATATCAAATGAACCATCGAATCCAAATGATTATATGTTGAGAGGGCAAAATATGGATCAAAAGGATGGTAAAGTGTCAAAGAAAGAATACACGCCAATTAAATCATATAAACCATCTGGTAATTTAATTTATGATGACGATATTTTAAATAAGATCGAGGATCGGTTTCTTTAAGTTACTTTTACACGTGTATTAAATATTAAATATTATATTTACATATAATAATGAAGCTGCTTAATATAATTCAACGGGCAACAGATTTTGGAACATTACGTTCTCGGACAAATTTTTTTTCATTTACATTAAAATGTTTATTCTATATAATTCCAGCAATTATACTAGGACATTATACGGATATATACATAGGAAAAGTAAAACAAGATAAAGCGCTGGGCGATAATGATATTTATTATATTTTACTGCAAACATTAATAAATATATCAACATTTTATATAATTTTAATATTCTTCTCAGATTTTACAAGTGAGTTTCAAGCAACTATTGCAGGTAGTTATTTCATTGTTATATATTTTGGGTTACAATCTAATTATATAAATATGATAAAAGAGTATATAAGTTAAATACATATATTATTTAGTTTCCTACTTAAAGACGGTTATACTAGATGATGAAGGGAAAATCTTGAAATTTTGAAAAAAGCTCGCAAAAAGGTTCCTCCATGTGTAGCATCGATATATGAAATTTTTTGGGGAAAGTTTTTTGAATTTTCAATTTTGGACATTTATTTTTGTCCATTTTTGAAAATCTTGAATATTTTATGGAAAAATATAATTTTGTGACCATAATTAAAAATTAGCGTCTCGTCACCAAAAAAATAATTTTCATTTTGTGATTGTAATTTTTTTATATTTTTATATAAAAGAATTTAGAAGTAATTTTCTGTCACCTATATATGGAAACATTAGGTGACGATTTTACATCGAAAAATAGAAAAATTTTCTATTGTAAAATTTGTGACTTTAAATGCTCTAAAACAGGCGATTGGAATAGACATTTAATGACATCAAAACATAAAAAATATGTAAAAGGTGACGATTTGGTGACAAAAGGTGACGCAAATTACATATTTTACATCTGTGACCTATGTAATAAAAATTATATATCACGAAACGGTTTATGGAAACATAAAAAGAAATGTCAAACAATAAACACACCAGACTTATCAAATAAAGATGAATTAATTATCATGCTTATTAAGCAAAATTCTGAATTAATTAAAGAGCAAACTGATATAAAACAAATGATATTAGACCAACAAAATGTTGTGCTAGAAATTGCCAAAAATGGCACTTATAATACTACTACTACTCATACAAATTCGTATAATAAAGCATTTAATCTTAATTTCTTTTTAAACGAAACATGTAAAGATGCTATGAATATTATGGATTTTGTTGATTCGATTAAATTACAGTTATCAGATTTAGAAAGTGTTGGCAAATTAGGTTATGTAGAAGGTATATCTAATATTATAGTAAAAAATCTCAAAGAATTGGATGTTACAAAACGGCCAGTTCATTGTACTGATAAAAAACGTGAAGTTTTGTATATTAAAGATCAAGATAAATGGGAAAAGGAAGATGAATATAAACAAAAAATGCACAAAGTAATAAGAAAAGTAGCATGTAAGAATCAAAGACTTATTCCAAAATTCAAAGAAGAACACCCAGATTGTGGTAAATATAATTCAAAATTTTCTGATCAATATAATAAAATAATTGTTGAATCAATGGGAGGCTCAGGTGATAATGATTATGAAAAGGAAGAAAAAATAATACAAAAAATATCAAGAGAAGTAATAGTTGATAAATAATAATTAATCATCGTTTTTTAACCGTGGAGAAAAATATGTTACAGTCTTATCAATTGAAATTAAACAAAATAAGTGAAAAGATGGAAATATACTACATATAAAAATAAACATATACCATATTCAAATAAACACGACATTTTAAAGTTATAATCAACAATCAATATAACTTTATATACCAACAGAACCGAATAATTTACGAGCATTAAACAATGCTTGTTTTTTTAAAATCTTCTTAGCTGCATTAATAGAACCAGTTTTTTCTAAAGTTTTTGAGGCAGCATCAATGGCAGTAACCCATTTTTTACCAGTTTTAGATTTTTTAGATTTACCATTTCTTATTCTTCTAGAACTAGTTCTATTTCTTTTTGTAATTTTATTACGTCTTGTAACCATTTATATATAATAAAAACATTAAATATTTAATGATTAAAAATTTAATATTTAAATAAAACTATCGTTTAACGGTACTATCGTTTAACGGTACTATCGTTTAAGCACGAGCGCGAGAAGCGGCGGCAGCGCGACCAGCAGCAGCGGCAGCGGCACGACCGGCAGCAGCAGCACGGGAAGCTGCGGCGGAAGCAGCACGACCAGCAGAAGCACTGCGGGAAGCAGAAGCACTGCGGGAAGCAGATGCGGCACGAGAAGCGGCAGCAGCAGCAGCACGAGAAGCGGCAGCAGCACGACCCGCAGCAGCGGAAGCCATGCGAGCAGCAGCACGGGTTCTTCCGCGAGCAGCAGCACGGGTTCTTCCGCGAGCAGCAGATCTAGGTCTAAAAGACATTGAGCGACGTTGAGTTCTTGCCATTTATATATAAACTCAACAAAAAAAAATTTATGAACGCCTAAATTATTTTATTAATTCTTCTAAAATAAGTTATTATCCCCAAACACTATTTGTTGAATGCCACCACATTTTATTTCCTTTTTTAACATTGTAAATAGCCCTAAATACTTCAGTTCTTGATAATGGAACATTACAACGATATTTATCTAAAGGGTGTGGATTCGTTTTTAATTGAGCTAAAATAGCCTTTTTGGAAATTTTTTGTCTTGATTGAACCGCAAAGAATATAAAAAAAGATTCAAATGATAAAGATTGTATTGGTAAAATATCCTCATTCTTAAGTTGAAAATCTCTTAAATATTCTTGACAAATAGCTAATCCAGAAATATCTGCTAAATCTTCTCCTATACTCGGTTCAGCATTAAATTTTATATTATCATATGCCGCATAAGTTTCATATTGCTTAATAACATCCTGTTGAATTTTCTTAAATTCTTTGACATCCTTTTCTGTCCACCAATTATTTAATCTTCCAAATTCATCATATTTGCTTCCCCAATCGTCTAAAGCATGAGACATTTCATGTGCTATAGTAAAACCAATTCGCGACAAATTGTATTCTAAGCCTCTTTCATCTAAGTCGACAAATGGTTTTTGTATATATCCTAAAGGTATATATATATTATTTTCAGTTGGTGTATACGATGCATTTACTACATACGCTTGAGTACCTACAAACTTTGGAGGAATTTGCGACCAATCCATTACTGGAATATCCGTAATCTTTTTACCGACTAATTCAACCGCTAGTTCGTGTCGCCATTGACACATTTTTATTAAATTACCCCACGGGTCGTGTTCTTTATAGTCAAGTAAAGGATCTTCCCTCAAAATTTCAGGTGAACCTACAGTTAATTTAAAATTTTGTAATTTTTCTAAAGCCTTAGCTTTAGTTTTTGGCTGCATCCAAACATTTCTTTTAATAATTCTAATAAATACTGTTTTTAAATCTTCTGCCATTGTTTTAACATAATTGATTGCTTGAGGATTATTATATTTTGAAATATATTCATTTGTTAAAAAAGTGTTAAATAAAAAACCCATAGGAAAAACAGGTCTAATATTATCATCAACTACACCAGCTTGACCTCTAACAAACCTACCTTCAAATTCAAAAAAATTTAACGCACCTTCTTTATTCCATCTACATTGTTGGCGTATATATAAATAAATCCAATATGTTCTCCATTGTTCGCTATCCCATTTTTCTAGTAATAATTTTGTTCCAGATAATAAATAATTTACATTAGATGTTACAAAATCTTCAGGTATTTTTTTAAAACCAAGTGCTTTACAAAATTCTTCCCAATTAAAACCAAAATTTTTTAAAGCCTCGTCCTTTGATATTAAATTGTAATCATCTTCGTCGGTTTCCTTAATAAAATCAGATGCCATAGCATTTAATATTTCAAATTCTGTATCAAATACATCTTTAACATTAAATCCATGATTCGCCCCAAAAGCATTTGTAAATAATTTATGTAAATAAATAAAAAATTTTTTCCTATAATTGTTTTTATATTTTTTTGTTGCTTCATCATCGCTAATTTCATCAAAATATACATCAACGTCAATTAGTGTTAACTGAGGAGGTTCTAAATAACATCTATATATTTTGGGATTTTTATCATCTGGATTAATAGACCATACAAAAGGAGACCCCATGGAGATAATTTCATTTTTATTCGTTTGCCCAAGTTTTTTCCATATATTATCTTTGTTTTTTCTTATTTCATCTAGATAATCAACAAATGTTTTTGATAAACATTTAGTCTGTTCATTTGTATTGTATCCTTTAAATGAATTATATGCTTTTTTAATACATATTGCTTTTTTAGAACCTTTTGTTTTAGGATTTGTTATGAAATCTTCAATAATTTGTATAAGTTCTCTATAAACTTTATCCTGAGTAATTCTAAAATCATCTACTTGAACAATATATTGTTGTTGTTCTGTTAATTGGTAATCTGTAATCCATCTATCATTAATATATGAATAAAAATCTTCATTTGCTTTAACACCTTTTGGGTTTACAGCTTGTTTTAGTTCAGAAACGATTTGTTTCTCTAAATTAAAACTTGTAGATACAATATCAATATTTTGTTTTTTAAACAATTCTTCAATTTTATCTTCAAAAGTAGTATATGTATTTGCTGAGTTTTTACATACAATTTCTCTTTGCTCAGGTGTTAAATATAATGATGTAGATGTTTTATTTTTTCTTGTTTTATTTTTTATTTCTCTCATTTTTTTTATCTTATTGCTAATCATATAAAATAATATAATATTTAATTATTTTATATTATTTTATATCTTATTTAAGTATTAAATAATTTAAGCCCTGTGGTTTTTCATACTGCGACAATAAGAACGTCTGCGCCCTTTCTTAGTTGACTTACAACCATTTTTCATTCTACATTTTCCCTTAGTTAAATTTCGACAAACGGAAGATTTTACACGAGCACGGTAAATTAGCTTTTTAACGCGATTTCTACGCGTCATACTACGTGTTTTCACCATTTTATATATTACATAATTATTTTAATTTATTTAATTATTTCTAAATTATCTATTTCATTATTTCTAAATTATTTATTTAATTATTTCTAAATTACGCAGTTGAAGTTAAACTGCTTGTTGCTAATTGTGTTTGTCCTGTAATAGATGGAGGCGTTGGTATACTAGATATCATTGTAGATGCTGGAGAAACTAGGGAATTTATAGAACTAGATGTAGATGGAATATTTGTAGTTGTAGATGGAATATTTGTAGTTGTAGATGGAATATTTGTAGTTGTAGATGGAATATTTGTAGTTGTAGATGGAATATTTGTAGATGTAGATGGAATATTTGTAGATGTAGATGGAATATTTGTAGATGTAGATGGACCCGCAATAATAACAGCAGGTTTTTGTCTAACTTCAGTTGTTGGTTTTTTACTTTCAGATATAATTTTTTTAGCTTCAGTTTTAAGGTTATCTATTTGTTTTTGTGTAGTTTCTAATATTTTTGACTCAACTATTGCTTCATATAATTTAACACCAGTTACATAATCTGTTTCACATTTAATATACAAATCGACAATAAAACGTCTAGTTTTCTCAACAGATTTTTGTAATAATTCTTCATTTAATTTTGGATTAATTCTTATTACCTTTTTTCCCGAATAAGGGTCCATAACATATGTAAATAATTCATTAATAACAGATAATAATTTAGACTGATTATCAGCCGCACTTTGAATCATTTTTTTAATATTTTCAGCATAATCAACAAATAACTTATCTTTTTGATTTAATGTATATTTCATTTTAAATATAGGCGTTGTACCTTGACAAGCAGATTTTTTACTGTAATCTCTTAATTTAATATCACTGAATTTAGTAATTTCTGGAGGCATATTTTCATTTCCAGTAAAAGCAGTATAAAAAAGTTTTAAATCTTTCATAAATTGTGATTTAGTGGAATCAGCCATACCAGTAAAATTTCCATTAGAATAATCATACTTATCATCAAGATAAAGTCTCATAAGCTCAGTAATACCTGGTTCATCAGCAAGAGTTTTCTCAAGACCGTTTTTGTTAACATTCATATCACAAACTTTAGGTTGAAGAGTAACATTTCCAGTATTATCATCTAATTGTTCACCTTTTTTAAGTGCTCTAATTCTATTATCACAAATATTTAATTTATATAACTTTCTATTGACATTTTTAGGAATTTTGTCTTTTTCTAATAATCCAGTTTTAACAGTTTGTCCAGTGACATCTTTATATGTATAAACAGGATTAATTGTCATAATAATGGCGGCAAATATATGCGCGACCTTAACATAAAATTTAGCAATACCTATACATACACGCTTTTTTTTGATACTTTTTTTAGCATCATTAGAAATGTCTAAACTTTCAAGATTATCTTTATTAATAAAAATAATCTTTTCTTTGCTAAGATCATTCACTTCAACACCATCTTTAATTCTTTGTGCCAGGTATGTTATTTCCATATCATTGAAATATTTTTCTATTATGTCAGAAGTTAGAACAACCAATTTATCACAATAAGCTTTTTCAGAAAGTTTGCTTAAACTTTTGAAATCCATAGTAAGAATATAATATGTAGCAATATAGTCTACGATATCATAAAAGTTTTTAAATTCATTTTTAGCAGTCTTATTAGAATTAGTAGAAGTAATATTTCCCATATATTATAGTATCTTAAAAAAATAATTGAAAAATAATATAAATAAAATTGAATTAAAATTATTTTATCTAATGAAAGATAATATAAATATGATGAACAAAGACAAGAGTCAAAAACGAAAAAATAATAATATAAATAAGACTGAACTATGGAATATATTTGATTCGGAAATAGAAAATCCAGAAAAACAATCAATTCCACTAGAATGCATTTATGGTTCAGGAAATAGAGAAAATTGTGAAAGGTGTACAAGTAATTTAGCATTTTCAGACGAAGGGTTTTTAACCTGTACAAATTTGAAATGCGGCATTATATACAAAGATTTAGTAGACCATTCAGCGGAATGGAGATATTATGGAGCCGATGATAATCAAAATTCAGACCCAACAAGATGTGGAATGCCAATAAATCCATTATTACAAGAGTCGTCATTTGGTTGTAAAGTTTTATGTATGGGTCCAATGTCTTATGAAATGAGAAAGATAAGACGATACACAGAATGGCAATCTATGCCGTATAAAGAAAAATCTCAATATGATGAATTTCAAATAATTACAACAATGGCTCAACATGCTGGTATTCCAAAGATGATTATTGATGATGCTATTAAATATCATAAGAAGATTTCTGAATACGAATTAACATTTAGAGGTGATAATAGAGATGGTATATTAGCCGCATCAATTTATATATCTTGTAGAGTAAACAATTATCCAAGAACTGCCAAGGAAATTGCGTCAATATTTCACTTAGATGTAACGAGTGCAACAAAAGGATGTAAAAATGCTTTGGCAATTATAAATAATCTTGAGAAAGATATGGTAAATAAAGATAAAACTAATTTTGGTAAAACTAAACCAGAAGCATTCATTGAGAGATATTGTAGTAAACTTAACATAAATAATGAACTAACAAAACTTTGTCAGTTTATCTCTATGAAAATAGAAAAAATGGACGTAATGCCTGAAAATACTCCTCCGTCAATAGCTGCTGGAGTTGTATACTTCGTTTCACAAATATGTAAATTGAATGTAAGTAAAAGAGATGTTAAAATTGTTAGTGAAACAAGCGAAGTAACAATAAATAAATGTTATAAAAAATTGGAGAAAATTTCAAATAATGAAAATATAATTCCTATAGCAATATTAAAAAAATATAATTTAGATTTAGCGAAATAGACATTTTATTGTAAAATATCATTTATAAATTTATTTATTTTTTTATGTATAAAAAAAGTATTTTATAAAATTATATTAAAAATTATATTATATAATTAATAGAATGATTAATTATATTATGAAGTTTTTACGTAATAATAAAAACCCTGTTGTTTTTAATAAAGAATATAGAGCAGGATATAATAAATTATGGATTAATAATATACGTGATTATAAACCTTAATATATTAAGTAACTTTTACACATTAGGACATGTAAAACTCCAATTTATATAAAAAATTGGATTTTTATATATTGGTTTGCAAAAATAGATAGTTGATACGTTAAAAATATTAGTATTCCTCTACTACGATGAGGTTGTAGGTAAAAAACTTCTAATTACTATATAACTAGAAGTTTTATTGTTATTATCTTCTTTTTCTTGTTTTTCTTGTTTTTCTTGTTTTTCTCGTTTTTCTCGTTTTTCTTCGTTTCTGTTTTCCTCCACGATTTGTAGCAGCTGTTTCATCATAAGATTGTTCTAATACAGCTGTTTGAATAATATCTTCCTCCGATGGAACTATTTTGCTCTTATTAATTTTATCTCTCGCAAGTCCTTCCAAAGTTCCAATTTTTGCTTTATTAAAATTTATTTGTATATCATTGTCTACATCATTCAGTTGATTAATTAAGTTTTTTGTTTCATTCAATCTTCTTATACTATAATCTACTTGTTCACTATATTGTGACAAATCACTTGCCGCAAGTTCCATTTTAGGCAAAACACTATCCATTATTTGCCTTAAGTAACTTGGATTTTTTTTTTTAAGCATATCTAAAGTTTCTTTATTGAATTTAATTTTTGACTTCAACAAATTATCTAAAGTGTCTATTGCACTCGTAATTTCATGGAAAGCTCTATTTTGAATTGTAGTCATTATATTATATTACAATATTTTATATTCACATTGAACTTCCTGTAGTTGTTTCTCTAAGGTGTTAGCATTATCTCTTGTTTCCATGTTATATATATTTCAATTTTCTAAAAGATTTCTATCTGTTAAACATTAAAATATATTTTAGTCAAGTTATAAATTTAAAAATAAAAACTTATCGATAAATATAATGAACCTAGAGGTTAAAATACCAAAACGTGTTTTCATAGTTCCATATAGAAACAGAATCCAACACAAATTCTTTTTTAGTAAATATATGAGTTTTATACTTGAAAATGATGAAGATTATGAAATTTATTTTACTCATCAATGTGATGCAAGAACCTTTAATAGAGGAGCAGTTAAAGATATTGGATTTATTGCTGTTAGAAATAAATATCCTGAACATTATAAAGATATAACATTCATATTCAATGATGTAGACACAATTCCTTTTACTAAAATCTTTGATTATGAAACGACACCTGGAGTCGTAAAACATTATTATGGGTTTAAATATGCTTTAGGAGGAATAGTTGTAATGAAAGGGTCTGATTTTGAAAAGACAAACGGGTTTCCATGTTTTTGGGGATGGGGAATGGAAGACAATGCTTTACAAAAAAGATGTGAAGCAGCTGGATTAAAAATTGATAGAAGTCTTTTTTATAATATTGGTAGCCCTGAAATTCTTCAACTTTTTGATGGTATATCTAGAATTATATCAAAAAAAGATCCTTGGAGAGGAGAAAATGATAATGGAATAGATGGATTAAGAACTATATCACAACTTAAATATACCATTGATGGAAAATCCGAAAATCCAAATGACAATATTTTTACAGTACATAACGATAATATAATGTTTATAAATGTTACAACATTTTTAACACATGTTCCATTTGGTTCTGAAGAATATTATAATTATGATTTGAGAGAACCAAAAAGAAAGATAATAAATCCCGATAGAATAAAAGAAACTAAAAAAACAGTAGTAACAACAAATGATTGGTCAAATATTCCTCATTATCCTACAACGAGAGAAAAAAGAGAAAATGTCGTTAAATATTTAATGTCAATGGGTAAGCCAGTTCCTCAAAATCTTTTAACACAAATAGCAATTGATAAACAAAAAGAACTTCAAGAAGATTCATTTAATAATTTTAATAATAGTAGTCAAGAACAGCCTCCAGTTCATCCTACTCAACAGCAAATACATAGAGCTCAAGGACAACACAATCAAATAAGACAACATCAACAACCACCACATAAGTATTCCCCACAATACGCAACATATATAGGAGCCAAACCAAGAGCTCAAGCAAGTGTAAGAGTAGGAATGGGACATCGCCGTTAAATTTTTCTCCATACGTAGGCCATTTCAGTATGTTCATTTTGTCTTTTGGATTTTTTTAATGGGAATATTTCATGTGCTTCACCGAGAAGTTTTTTTAATACATTATCATAAACTTCTTTACAAATATTGATTATAAAATGTCCACCAGATTGCAAACCATTATAAGATTTGGTGAACGCAGGTTTGTAGAATTTTTCATCCATGTCTTTTTTCGACTCGTATTGCGCATTGTTGGCGTATTTTTCAATAAAATAATATGGTGGAGACGAGAATACAGTGTCATAAGTAAACTCGTTATAATCAAATTCCGCAGCATCTCCAAATCGTATGTCAAAAAAAGTCGCACTTTTTGTCTTCAAATATGACACCATATTGTCATATGGTTCTTTTAAACTTGTATTTATTTCTATACCATAAAATGCGTCCAAATTAAGAGCTGCAGCTGCTACAGTTGAACCGCCCCAGCCGGCGCAAAAATTTAATACCCTTTTTGCTTTATATTTTGAATAAATCTCCATACAATTTAATGGTCTCATTATATTTATAGCACTTATACATATATTATATACCTCTTTATAAACAATATATTCATTTTTCGTATTGTTTTTATTTTTAACCTCCTTATAATACTTTAGCATCGTTTGAATGAATTTTTTCTTTTTAAATTCTTCAATATTTTTAATAAACTCAAAAAAATTGGTATTATATTTACCTTTGGTTTCTAAACGTTGAACAAATGTAAAAAAATCAACAATATTATTACCGATGCGGGAACGTGGACCAATAGTGTGGGCATCTTTTCCTATTTTAACTAAGTCATTCATTTCTCTCTCAACATCAATCAGCGATATATTTTTTATTTTATCGGCAATAAATTTCTTGTCTAAATCCATTATATTATTATTTATTGAGAGAAAAATAATATAATAAATACTTAGTTACTATATTAACTAGTTACTATCGTTTTTATTAATGCGTTTTTCATATTTTTAATATGTTCTGATTTATTATTTGATACTTGACTATCATGTATTCTATAAAAAACCAATGATTCGTTTAAATTATATAATACTCCATAGTCTTTTAATACACGCAATTCAAGTTCTAAATCTTCAAATGGATATTTAAAATCTTCTCTATAATTACCAACATTTAAAATAGCCGATTTTTTAAAACATAATGTAGGATGATTTAAAATCCAGTCTTTTGGATTTTTTTTATAATCAATCCATGTTAGACTACTTTTATGTTTAGAAACACTATCAACAATTTTAACACCATTTACATATTTAAATGTTTGTATATTTGTCCCACACATTACACAAGATGGAGTTGAAAGAATAAAATTCAATTGTTTTGACATTCTATCGTACTTCATAATATCGTCCGAATCCATTCTAAATATTATTTCATTAGAACATAAATTTACGCCCCGATTTAAACAAAAACTGATTCCGCTATTCTTTTCAAGTTTTTCATATATTAATTTACAATTTTTTAATGGTCTTATCAAATTATCTAATAATTCGACTAATATATTTGTATACTCGTCGGTCGAGAAATCATTTATCCAAACAACTTCTAAACCAAATGTTCCAACTTGTTCCTTTATAGAGTTTATACATTCAGTTAAATATTTTTTATTTGTATTATAACTAGGTATTAATAATGATACCCAAATAGACGGTTCGTTGTCGTGTTCCCAAAAACATTTAGCTTTAGGGGTTTCAGATAAGTCACCATATAGATTAATTTGTTTATTATATACTTTACCTAACATATTTTCGAATAAACAATTTCTTTTATTTACATTAATTTTACTGTTTCTTTTAAAATTCATAATATAAAATAATAATTAAAAATACATATTTAAACATTTTTAATTATTATTTTATATTATGGAATCAATACAAGATATAAAACACGCATTTTATATAAATTTGACATCAAGACCTGATAGAAAACAACATGTTAAATCACAACTAAATACTATTGGAATTAATGCTGACAGATTTAACGCTATTAAATTACCGAATGGCGCTTTAGGTTGTAGCATGAGTCATTTAAAGTGTTTGGAGATAGCCAAAGCTAATTCATGGTCACATTTATTAATAGTTGAAGATGATATTAAATTCCTTAATCCTGATATTTTTAAAACTCAATTCAATTCATTTCTTTCGAATCATAAATCATGGGATGTTGTATTAATTGGTGGAAATAATGTTCCTCCATACACAAAAATAGACGATACTTGTGTGAAGATTTCCACGTGTCAAACAACTACAGGTTATCTAGTAAATGGACATTACTTTGATACATTAATTGATAATTTTCGCACAGGTATAAAAAAATTAATAGACTTTCCCCAAGAACATATAAAATATGCTATTGATAAATATTGGTTTCAATTACAGAGGAGAGATAATTGGTTTTTAATTATTCCTCTAACGGTAACTCAGAGAGAAGATTATAGTGACATTGAAAAAAGACCAACCAATTATACATCAGTAATGATTGATTTAGATAAAGAAGCATTTTTAAGAGCACAAAGAGAACAACACGTAGTAACTCTAGATAAACAATATAAAGCAAATATGGGTAAACTTAAACTTTAAATTTTACCTTCTTTAACCAGTTGTGGAAAATCAGATAATTCAATATCAGTAAAAAATGTATTTGTTGCCAATGAAACCATATTTGTTTTAAATCTTTGATCTAGATTGAAACCAATAGCATAATCTTCCAAAAATTCTTTTATTATATTTTCTCTCTTATTAATTAAGTTTGATATAGCACTTCTAGAGAGAAAGTAGAACCGACCACTACAGTATTTTGTTACATATAATGGTAACTCTTTTGGAAGCTCAGGATGTATTCTATTGTATTGAGAGAGATAAGGTTGTTTTACATCTACAATATAACCACCATAATGTGGAGGAGGAACCATATTTGTAATTAAATTTTTAATAACGTCGAAAAATTGTGGCTTTACTAGAATCTGGTCATCGTCTGTTTTAAATAAGTATTTAAAATTAAAGGTATCATATACAGCTTCATAAGCAGTAATTACTTTATTTGGTAGGGAATTATAGTCGTCAGCAACTTTAACCCATAGAATTTTATTTTCATCATCAAACTTATAGTTTGTTTCTAATGTTTCATCTCCGATTACATGATAGTAACACAAATAAGATGGAATATTTTTAAGCCATGTACGCTTTTGAAATAACGCTTTTTTGACATACTTTTTACAGTTCATAATAAGCATAATAAAATCTTGATTGATCATAATTAATTGTATAAATAGATATTTAAATATATAATTATTTAAATATTATTTTTAATTACTTAAACATTAAATAGTATTATAACTATAAATGTTTTTTGATATAGGAGCAAATATTGGCAAATGGAGTTTATCTAATGTAAATAATTGTAACAAAATTATTTCTGTTGAAGCATCACCAAATAC